AAAAAGTTAAATCCTCAACACATACGAGAAGTTGAACATGATATTACACCGGTTGTCAGCGAGATTCAAAGAGTGTTACAGAACCCAAACGAGTTAATGACAACCAGTGAATTTATCGAAAAAATTATGTGGTTAACAATGTTAAATTACAACTGTTTTATTATCCCTACATACGAAAAAGAAAAGCTGACAGGGCTATATCCTGTCAAGCCGCTGCGTGTAGATTTTCTACAAGACGTAAGCGGCATTTTTTATGTCAAAATGACGTTTGAAAATGGATATGAAACAACAATTCCGTATAAAAATGTAATTCACATTCGATACAAATATTCAGTTAACGAGTTTATGGGTGGTAACGAATCCGGACAACCAGACAATGATGCACTTTTAAAAACATTGGAGCTAAATAATACTTTGCTGCAAGGTGTAGCAAAAGCGATGAAATCCAGCTTTAGTGTAAATGCGGTTGTAAAGTATAACACCTTAATGGATTCCGACAAAACGGAAAAGAATGTCAAAGAACTTGAATCAAAACTAAAAAAGGGCGAAAGCGGAATTTTGCCAATGGATATAAAAGGTGAGTATGTACCGATTAAACGAGATATAAAACTCGTAGACGACGACACACTCAAATTTATAGATTCCAAAATTTTAAGGCAGTTCGGCGTGTCTCTTCCGATTTTAACCGGCGATTATACAAAAGACCAATACGAAGCGTTTTACCAAAAAACATTGGAGCCATTAATCATTTCTATATCACAGGCATTTACAAAAGCGTTATTTGGAAATCAAAAAAACTACGGAAACAAAATAGCGTTTTACAGCAAAGAACTCATGTTTATGTCGGTATCGCAAAAACTTGAAATGGTGCGGGTGCTGGGGGACAGCGGTTCGCTGTACGAAAATGAAAAGCGCATTGCGTTTGGTTTACGTCCTTTGCC